ATTATTGATCTGCGTCCTCAGTTTCGAGAGCTCATCCGCCGATACGCCTTCCGTTTTTGAAAGTTCGTCATACCGCGCTTTCATGAGCTCGATCCGCTGATTCTGGACATCCAGCTGTTTATTTAATGCCTTCGATTGATCCGTCAGAGCCTGCTGAGATTTATCCGTTGCGTCATACGATGACGCGACCGCTTTCGATTCCGAAGATACCTCTTTCAGCTGCTGAGTGATCTCTTTTAATGCTTTTTTATATTCGCTTTCTCCTGTCAGTTTGACAGTTCCGCCGAATGCCAATTAAACCACCTCTTTAGAACCATTCCTCCGCCTTTTGCGCTTTTTCATAGGCTTCGGAATAGGTGATTCTTCCGGACCGGAGTAACATCTCATAATCCCAATCGTCCTTGTAATGCTCATAAAGACGGTTAAAGAGTGTAAGAGTCATCCGGCCTATCTCTTTGAAGCTGAGATTCAGCTTTGTTTTCCCGATAAATAAAAACCATGAGAAGTCTATCGGAGTAGGTTCATCGTCCTCATGGATTATCCGTTTTTTTCCGGTCCTTGTACCGAGCCGATGATCGTCTCATTCATCGCTTTCGCTACTCTTCCGAATCCGACCTCCGAAATGATCCTTCCGACCTGTTTAAGACTAAGCGGAGGATCGTTCGATCCGGTTTCTTCGTTCGTGATTTCGATGCCTTCGTTCAGCATCGCCCTGATCCCGAAAATAACCGCTTTCGCGTTCGGTTCGTCTCCGTCCGTCAGCTCCGACCACGCCGAGATCGTACCGTATTCTTCCTGAATTTCCTGCATCACGTTAAAATTAAACGCGATCTTGTATTCTTTACCGTTGTAATCGAGGACCCCATAAATATCTTTCATTTCATTCTCTCCTCATGAAAATAAAGGGAGGGATTTCTCCCTCCCTTCGTTATTAAGTGCTCGCAGGCTGCGCGAGCAGGTTCTCGATGTATGAAACCGCTGCCGATTTCGTGTCGAAAACCTTAGCTTCAGACCATTTACCATTAGCCAGAGTCGCGACCGTTCCTTCAATAGTAGGAGTAGCAAACTCGAGGGATTCGCCCTGAGTATTGTCATCCTGCGAAGGTTCGCTCATCTTGACCTTGTAAAGGAATTCAGCTTTATATTTGCGAGTGTTATTGATCATCTTGACCACTACGCGACCGATTCCGATATACGGAGCCACATCCGTAGCAGCTCTGATGATGGTATCGTCTGAATAGGAATGACCGAGCATACCGGCGAGCGTCTGCAGATCTTCGTCATCGATGCCCATCGTTACGGTACCGCTCTGGAAGGAAGTATCGCTCTCAGCGAGAGAATCGTCTGCGTAAAGTTTCACATCGTTATTCGTGATCGAAACCGAGCAGCTGATCGCTTTCGCCGGAGTTTTCGCGCCGTCATAGGTAGGAGTTCCGTCCTGAGCTTCCGTCAGTTTTCCCCATCTGAACGAATTCAGACCAATTTTAGCCACTTATAATCTCCTCACTTTCCTGTCTCAATATTGCAAAATTGAGCGTTTTATGATAATATCCGGTATCGGTTTCATACAGATCCGCGCTCGAACGCGAAGGCTGATATTTGAAACCGTTTTCTTTTAGAAGTGCTTTGAGTTTCTCAATAATTGTCAGGTAGTTCCCTTTTGAGTACACATCGAAATCATAATATTCGACCATCCCGAGGAGCTCATCGTCTCCGGAATACGATTGATCCTGATCCTGCTGCATCCAGACGATATAAGGCTGATTATGCGCTTCGTAATACATGAACGAGACCGGAATCTTCACGTTCTGCACCGTAAAATTTTGAGTGATAGAATTGATCAGTTCATGATTATTCATTCGAGTAATCCTCCCGATTTTTCCTTCTGTGCTTTAAGCATCGCAGCTTCGATCTGATCCTTCCGGAATGATTTCCGGAAAAAAGGCTGTTTAGGAAATTTCGATGTAGATCTTCCGTATTCAAAAACATTCGCGACCAGCGGAGCCGGTACCCTGCGACCTTCCTCGTTTACAAAGTATCCGAAGAATCCCACCTTTGAATTTATGCCATCGTCCGAAGGCGTTTTATAGACCTTTGTGATCTTCAGGCAGTTCATGATACCGGAGTTCCTGAACGATGCAGGAGCATTCGCCCTGACATTTGCAAGAGCCGTCTGAGCTCCGGCCTGCGTCATCGCTCCGAGTATCTCGTCACAATCTTTATAAATCGTCTCGAATTCTTTAATGACATCATTCGGAAGATCCATCTGAAACATCGCCACTAATGCGTAATCTCCTTCGCCTGAATTTCAAGTTCCACATTTGCCTCATCTACGTTGTTGAGATATTCGATCGAATAGGTTTTATTCCTAAATTCGATGATCATATCTCTGTTAATCGGAGTATGAGGATATCGGATCGTGAAATTCGTGTATGCCTGCTCAAAATCGGTTCCGTTTTTAATGAGCGTCATTCCTCGAGTAGTCTTGACCGAAGCGTAGCATGAAAGAACGAGCGCAGGGTATTCAGATTTGAAGCCTGCGCTGTCCTCCACTACCTCCACGCTGAAGATCTGAATCTTATGATTATACTTTCCTGCGTTCATAGGTAATTTACTGTATGCATACCGAGGATCCGATCTACGACCTGATTGAGGTTCGTCTTATCTACATACAAAGATCGTGTATCCCACATATCTTGGACGAGAATGAAGACCGCCGCCACGAAATCCTGATACGCATCTAAGTCAGAAACTCCGGTATAATCTTCGATGAAACTCAGGGAAACGCCTAAAAGATTATTGAGAAGCTGAGTATCGGAAGAGTCTGGATCCGGAATCCGGATGTATTCCGCGAGATCCGCTGCAGTAATATCCGATACACGAGAAATTGCGTTCATATTATCTCCCCTTTTTCGGAGATTTCCTCTTTACCGGAGGTTTCGGTTCTTCCTTTTTCTCCGGTTTTTCGAGCACCTCGATATATTTCGCATGGAGGAGATCGTTGATCAGAAAATCATTCTGAAGATCTCTTTCCTCGCCTTTACGCATCGAAACTACTCCGGAAAATGAAACGAGTGCTCTAACTTTCATACGGACCTCCTATCAGGAGCTCGATACCGCCATCGTCAGCTTTGCGATCTGCTGCTCGTTAATGACCTTCGCATCTACCTCGACCCAGCCTACTACGCCGATCGCGTGCTGTGGAGCATATCTTTCGCGCAGGACCTCAACGGAAGCCTCCTCAGAGAATTTCGTTGCGAGACCGGTCATATCGCCGTAGAAGATGACATCCTTACCGGAAGCGATATCAGGCATATTGTCGGAAACGTAAACCGGTTTTCCGAGAATAGTCGCGCCAAACGGAGCGGTAGGATCATCGTTGAACAGATAACGGCCTACGTTATCCTTCAGCAGGCGAACAGCCGTTCTCGTTGCCGGAGACATGATCCAGATCGCGTTAGGCTGGAATTGATCTTTGATCTTGTCATGGAGTTCGATGATTTCGTCAGCAGTAATCGCGGAAGCGGACGCAGCTTCGAGCTTATTCGAAAGATCGGACAAGCCGGTAATCTTCGAAGCGGTACCGTGGAGCAGTTCGCCTTCGATCCAGCGAGCGATTTCATACGCCATACGATCAACGACATAACCTACGATATCGAAGTTCACGTTGTTTACGAGCGAGCGAGATACCTTCGTCAGCGCACCTGCGAGGAATCCGCCGAGTTCGACCGTGTCGAATTTGCCGGAAGTCGAATCGAGATCCGAGAATTCGGACGCATAGTCTACGGTAATGTTATTGTTGTTTGCCGGATAGAAGGGAATCTCGAGCTTACCTCTGACATTGAATTTCTGCGATCTCGCGAGGATCGGGCAGATATCATAAACCTTGTCAATGATGTAGTTGAGGATCGTAGTCGGGATCAGAGCACCTGCGCTTCCGCTTGACGGAGCGAGTTCGCCGGATCTCTCGTTTACGATTCTACCTCTCAGGTAGTTCTCGAATGCCTGACGCTCCTGAAGTTCTTTTTCGTTCATGTTGGGATCATCTCCTTTTTCTTCTCTTTCAATTTTTTCAAGTCCCTCGACCATATCTTCTATTTCGAGAGTCTTGTCGATTCCTTTCACCTGCGAGCGAAGATTCTCTATTTCGTTCGCTTCGTCATCCGAAAGCGATCTATTCTCGCCTTTTGCAGCGTTTACGAGATCTTCCATGCGAGTGATCAGATCATTTCTGTTTTCGATCAGTTCTTTACTCATTTTTTACCCTCCTTTAATTCATTTATTAAGTTCTCATAAAATGAGTAGTCTATCGTTTCAGGTTTTTCTTCCTGTACCGATCTTTCCTCCGGTTCCTCTGCCGGTTCAGCTGCAGGTTCTTCCGGATCATAAATAAACTCCGCGCTTCTCAGGAGCGGAGCCGTACCGTCTGATCTGACAGTAACCAGCGTTCCTTCGTATGCCGGAGTTCTTGTGCTATTCAAAATTGAGACCTCTACGAGATCCATATCCTTAACGATCCGGATCGGCATTCCGTCCTCGATCTTCCGCTCTACTCCGTCAGGAGTATCGTAGTACCCGAAAGACCATCCTACGAGCTGCCCTGCCTGAGCGTCTGCGACCACTTCCGGATCCGTTACCGTTGCCTCAGCTCTCAGGCCGATCGCGTCCTCTTCGAGCTTTAGAGTGCCTTCCGCCTGTCCGCCGATATCCCTCTCGTGATTCAGATATAACCGGACATTCGGATTCTTCTCTAATGCCCTTCGGAATGCTCCCTTCGTGATTCTCTCGAGGAATGACCCGAATCGATCCCAGAGCGTCCGAGAGTTGCGCTCTACAGCGTTTACATAACCTTCGATTTCTACTCTGTCATCTAATACTCGAATATTCATTTATTTCACCTCCTTGATATGTCAAATTGTTGTGGTTTTGCGGTTAAATTACGATATGTCATGCGTTATAAGTTGGATAATCGCTAAGGGTTGCGCCGGTCATTTCATAAACATTTAATGATCCAGCACCTGTATCAACAATCGTTATAATAGCCAACCATCCATTTTCGTTACTCTCAAGTTGTTCTAAACTGTAAACTTCAAAATAGTAGTTGCCGCCAATTTCAGTATTATTTGTTATATAAGGAAATAGACCACTTTCCAGCGCGGTTTTGATTTCAGAAAATGTTTTATTCAGCGTTGCGGTCGACCAATCATCATTCCATGTAGCAGTAATTGGAAAGAGTTCGCTTGAACCACCGCCACCGCCTGCCGGAGCTTTGATCGTGACCTCTTCTCCATTGATCGTAGCCGTTGCGATATCCGTCCCTTCGGTAAGGATCGGAGTGATGTTTACATCGTCAGGCTCGAAATAAAGTTTTGCGAGTCCCTCAGAAATGAATTGATTCGCAGTCGCGTCTACCAGTTCTCTGACCTCGCCTTTGCTCATCGAGATCTGACCAGTAGAAAATGATTTTAGAGCAATTACCGTTTTCATTTATTACCCTCCTATCAAATCATATAGCTTTAAGCCGTAAACTCTCGCCGTATAGGTTCCGTTGATCGTGCCTGTACTGTTGGAGTTATTCCGATAATAAAAAGTAAGAGTCATCGTTGAAGATGACACCGTTGCAGCGTTCACATATATTCCGTATGCGGAAGTCGATTGCCTTGTGGATCCTGTTCCGCTGGAGCTTACCTTTGAGTTCCATTTGTTTGATCCTACCGTGTAAGTGTTTTTTGTGCTGACATTCGAAGTGCCTGTGCAATAAACCATCGAAACCGTTGATGTATGCCGTCCGTTTGTTACTGTGTCCACGCTTACATCTACCACAAGAACATCGTAATCGTTGAAGCCTGTCAGCGTCATGCTTTTTCCTGTGTCCGTTGCGGAAGTCGAGGAAGTCGATAAAGTCCCGAGCGATGCGCTTTTCAATAGCGTCAATCCGCTTCCTCCGCTTCCGGAAGATGTTCCCTGTGTCTTGGTACCGTCTGAAGTGTAAAAATACTTTCCGGACGCCACATCTGAAGCTCCTGCCGTAGTATCAGAAACATCCGTAAATTTTGCCGTTCCGGAAGGCGATTTAGGCACTAAGACCGCAGGCACATCGCTGAAAACCGCTCCCATCAGGGAAATGTTTTGTGCCATAATAGCACCTCCCTGTTACGCGATCGATAAGATTTTAGAAGTACCGTCCTGCGAGATAGTAGGCACCACCAAGCTCCCCTGTACGCCGAGAATCTCTTTGCCGTTGAGGATG